CGAAGGAAATTAGGGGAGTTATATGAAACCTCTGGCTGACGATGCTTGGCGCTACATCAACTACCTCAACTTCAAGGCTCAGTGTATGGCGGATCAGGAGGCCCTACGATGGAAATTAGACGTAGCTTCTGCCAAGGCTTTGCTGGAGAGGCTGGAGGAGATCGAGAAGGATAAGCATGAGGCACTTATCAAGGCAATGCCAAAGAAGGCTATCCTGAAGGCGATCAACAGGCCCAAGGTTATGTTTAAGATGGACGGGTCTCTGTCGTCACACGGTCTGAAGTTTGAGGCGCTGCGTAAGGATAATGGACAGCCTGAAGACGTACCGACCTTCAACGTCATAGACAAGTATGAGGATGGCAACCCTAGTTCTACAATTCAGGTCAAAGACTGGCTGATGGACTTGGGCTGGAAGCCTTGCACTTTTGACTATAAGAGGACGCCAGAGGGAGATACGAGGACAGTCCCTCAGGTTCGTCAGGAGGGCGAGCTTACAGATAGCGTGTTGAGGTTGGCTAAACGTGAACCGTCAGTCAAGCTGTTGGCAGGTCTGTCTGTCGTTCAGCACCGCAAGGCTATCGTCAAAGGCATGTTGGACAGCGTCGATCAGGAAGGCTTTGTATATGCTGGTTCTCATGGGCTGACTAACACTCTAAGGTTCAAGCATGTCAAGCCTCTGGTAAACCTGCCGGGTATCCACAAGGAGTACGGCAAAGAGATCAGAGGGCTTCTGATAGCGCCAGAAGGACATGTGCTTTGTGGGTCTGACATGGACAGTTTAGAGAACAACACTAAGCTGCACTACATGTGGGACCACGACGAAGAGTATGCCAAGGCTCAACAGGTCGAGGGTTTTGATCCTCACCTAGACCTTGCCAAGTTTGCCGGGGCAGTCACACAGGATGAGATCGACAGGTACGGGAAAGGAGAATACGACCTTACAGACCTACGAAAGGCGTACAAAGTAACGAACTACTCCGCAACTTACGGGATCAAGCCTCTGGGCCTCTCTCGTAGGGGTGGGTTTAGCGTCAAGGCCGCAGAAGACCTTCTGGAGGCTTTCTGGAGTAGGAACTGGTCGCTGGAGGCTATCGCTAGGGCTGTCAGAACCAAGAAGACCAGAGACGGTCAGATGTGGCTGTTCAACCCGGTCAGTAAGTTCTGGTACTCGCTGCGACACGAGAAGGACAAGTTCTCGACCCTGAACCAAGGCACAGGGGTTTTCTGCTTCGATACTTGGTTGTGCTACTGTCGAGGTGAAGGGCTAAAGGCGATTGGTCAGTTTCACGATGAGGCTATATTCCTTGTCAAAGATGGAGAGGAAGAAGATGTATCTAGTCTCATAAAACAGGCTATGGACAAAACAAACAAGAAGCTGGGCTTAAACGTGCAGCTATCCACAACGCCGGAGTTCGGCAACAACTACTCTGAAATACACTAAGGAGAGAAAAATGGCTTATGTAGACTTCGAAGGCACCGCAAAGTTCGCCAAGATTTTCGAGTCAAACCGGGACATGGGTGAGAACCTGATGGACGGGGATCAGAAGGACAAGATCCAGACGGAGCAAGGTCACTACGTGATGAACGTAGGTATTGACGCAGAGACCAAGAAAGAGATGATCGACAGGGGTGTTCCAAACAAAGGCATGGTCGGACAGCTCTTCAAAGAGGACAGCGAAGGTAACGCTTACTACAAATGCAAGCGCCCTCACTTCAACCCTCGCATTAACCGAGGCGAAGGTCTGACGATGGGTCCGCCTGTTGTCTTGGATGCAGAAAACAAGCCTTGGGACGAGGAAACCCTTGTTGGCAACGGGTCTCGCGTTAAGGTCCGCTTGGACGTCTGGGAAGGTAAGATCGTGACACTTCACGCAATCAAGGTTCTTGAACACGTAGAGTATTTGCCAGACAACACAGGTCTTGGAGGTTTCTGATGGAAGACAAGTTTGTAGAGATGTACGAGTTTAAGTACACTAACAACGATGGTGCAAAGGTATCTCTATGTTTTCAAGCCGCAGATCTTTACGAGCTGTCGTACAACATGCTTCGCTTTATAAAGGCTTGTGGTTTTGAATATGTAGACCTGCTTGAGATGTCTACACCCGCAGGGGAGATCTATAGGGCTGAGACGCTATGACGACGGTTCTGGTAGACGGGGACATCGTAGCATATCGAGCGTCCTACGCCTGCGAGAACGAGCCTGTGGAATACGCTGTGGAGTACGCTGGGGAATTGCTCTCCGGCGTATTCTACGACTGCATTTTCCCTGATGACATCATCTTGGGTCACAATGCGTTCGTATATCTGACAGGGTCAAACAACTTCAGGCATAGCGTAGCAACGATCAAGGTCTACAAGGGCCACAGGAAACCTAAGCCAGACCACCTCACCCCAATACGGCAGCACTTTGTCGATGTTTGGAAAGCTGAGGTTTCTGAGGGAGAAGAAGCAGATGATGTTATAGCTAAGAAGGCAACAGCTATGGAAGGCAAGGTGGTCATAGCCTCTATCGACAAAGACTTCCTGCAAGTGCCTGCCGTTCACTACAACTTCATAAAGAAGACGTGGAAGACGGTAAACAAGTCTCAAGGTAACAGGTTCTTCTATATGCAGTTGCTAACAGGGGACACCGCCGACAACATCCCCGGCGTAAAAGGCATCGGCCCTAAGAAAGCAGAGGCAATCTACGAGGGCTGCGTAGGAGAGGCAGAGTACTACCATAAGGCCCTAGAAGCCTACAAGGGTGACACTGAAGCCCTGATAGAAAATGCTCGCCTCTTGTGGCTGCGTAGAGAAGACAACGAGATGTGGGTGCCGCCTGATGAGCGTTAGGAAGGGGTTGCTGCTAAAGTACGGTGTAAGGTCTGGTTTAGAGGCTAACACATGCAAATATCTGGACGAGAAAGGGGTCAAGTACGAATATGAGAAGCACAAGATAAAATGGGAGGACTATCAGCTCAGAAGCTACACTCCCGACTTTGTGCTAGAGAATGGGATCATCGTAGAAACTAAGGGCAGGTTCACTGCTGCTGATAGACGAAAGCACCTGAAAATAAAGGAACAGTATCCCTCTCTCGACATCAGGTTTGTGTTCTCTAACGAGAATAGTAAACTTGACAAGAGGAGCAAAACAACCTATGCTGGTTGGTGTGAGCGTCATGGGTTCCTATATGCTAACAAGTACATTCCTGAGGAATGGCTTGAGGAACCTGAAGTTGAGATGAGAATTGAAAGGACTAAGGAGTGAGACTTTTGCAAGGTGACTGTCTTGAGGTAATGAAAGAGATACCTGATGGTTCTGTTGACCTGACCGTAACTTCGCCACCTTACGACAACCTCAGAGATTATAACGGAAATAACAGCCTGTGGAGTGAGCGGGTTTGGAAAGGGGTTATCAAAGAAATACACAGGGTCACAAAAGAAGGGGGTGTTGTAGTTTGGGTTGTAGGGGATGCCACTGTCAAAGGGAGTGAGACAGGGACATCATTCAAACAAGCACTATGGGCCAAAGATTGTGGTTTTAACCTCCACGACACGATGATTTGGAACAAAAGGGGTTTCAGTGCTGTAGGATCATTAAAAACCAGATACGCCCCTGTGTTTGAGTATATGTTTGTGTTATCTAAGGGTCGCCCTAAGGCTTTTAACCCTCTAAAGGATAGAAAGAATAAACACGTAGGTAAGGTAATTCAAAAGACAAAACGGCTTGTTTGCGGGGACACAAAGAGAGGGAAAAGTTACATCTCCTCAGAGTACGGACAACGATTCAACATCTGGGAAGTAGACCCTCAAAGACAGAGAGGAGAGAATAAACACCCCGCACCTTTCCCCTTGCAGATAGCGCACGACCACGTTGTATCTTGGAGTAACGAAGGTGACACTGTTCTCGACCCCTTCCTTGGGTCTGGTACTACAGGTGTAGCTTGTGTTAATACCGGAAGGGACTTCATAGGCATTGAACTAGATGAGACCTACTTCGGTATAGCCCACGATAGGATCAAAGAAGCACAAAAGGAGACTAAGGATGACTGATCTAATCCGGTTGCTAGAGACTAACAACATTGACCCAGAGAATGCCATGTGGCTCCTGAGTGTGCATCTACAGGAGAAAAATTATGAGTAAAGACATTCTGGTGTTTAGCTGTGCACATACAGACCCCTCCGTGGGAAATGAAAGGTTCGACTGGCTAGGCAACTTCATCGCAGACCTGAAACCCGATGTTGTTGTAGACCTTGGAGACGGTGCCGATATGGCAAGCCTAAACTCCTACGACACGCGGTATCCTAAGGCTGTGGTGATGCAGAACTACGGCGACGACATCAACCACTACAACGACGCTCAGGAGCGGCTCAGACAGCCCTACAAGCGCCTAAAGAAGAAGAAGCTGAAGTGGGTAGGTTTCGAGGGAAACCACGAGCATCGGATCAAAAAGGCCATAAGCGAGGACCCAAGAAGTGAAGACAGGACGGGACAGGGCTACGGGGTATCCTTCAAACATCTTCAAACAGACTATTGGTTTGACGAATACCACGAATATGAAAACTCAGGGCCGGGGATTGCCAGTTACTGTGGTGTGGACTTCGCTCACTACTTCAGTAGCGGCAACTATGGCTCTGCTACTTCTGGTATTCATCATGCCTACTCCGTCATCAACAACCGTCACAACAGCTCTATATGCGGTCACAGCCATAAGCGCGATGTGTACTTTAAGGATAACGCGGGTAGCATTGGCTTGGTGGTTGGCTGCTACAAGGGACACGAAGAGCATTGGGCAGGTCAAGCAAACAGAGACTGGTGGCACGGGGTAGTGCTTCTTAAGGACTGTGACAGTGGCATGTTTGAGCCTCAGTTCGTAAGCCTAGATCAACTGGAGAAGTCTTATGGTGGATAACGTCAACAAACCAGAACACTACGCGGGTAGTCAAATCGAGTGCATAGACTATATGAAGGACAACATGGACCCTATGATGTTCGTTGGGTATCTGGAGGGCAACACAAAAAAATACCTCCACCGCTACCGCTATAAGGGTAAGCCTGTGGAGGATCTCAAGAAGGCGCAGTGGTATCTAAACCGTATGATCGAAGAGCTGGACAATGATTGAGTTGGTTGTTGTCCTACATCTGATCCTTAGTTTGTGGATCACATGGAAGCTGTGGATAATCTCTGGAGTTCTCGGAAGTCTGCTCAGTCTTCTGACCGAGGAAGTGTAGTATGGGAAAGCGAAGCGACTTTGCTAGGGTAGAACGAGACTTCTATCCGACACCTCTAAAAGCGGTTGAGCCTCTGATCGACCACCTGCCCATGAGAGAGTTCATGTTCGTAGAACCGTGCGCTGGGGATGGGAGGTTGATCAAGCATATCAGGGATCTGACCGAGGGTCATGGCGTTTGTGGCTTCGCCTCAGATATTGAACCTGCGGGGTCTAATGTATCAGACTCCCCGATAAAGAGGAAAGATGCTCTATCTCTGTTGTTCACAGACATCCGAGTAGACTTCTGTATAACCAACCCCCCGTGGGAAAGGAAGTTCCTGCATGAGTTTATAGAGTGGTACGTGCGTCAGATGCCTACTTGGCTCCTGTTTGATGCTGATTGGATGCACACTAAGCAGTCAGCAATGTACATGACCTACTGTAAGAAGGTCGTCTCTGTCGGCAGGGTCAAGTGGATCGAGGGCAGTAAAAGCGTTGGTAAGGATAACTGTTGTTGGTACTTGTTCGACTATGAACATGAGGGACCGACAGAGTTTTGTGGAAGACTTCTAAGCGACTGAAAGGAAAAAGTATGCTTGATATGAAACAGTACAGTGAATGGGTAGAAGGTAAAGTTGTCTTGGAAGGACATGAGCGTTTTGTAGAAAACCTTCTTGGCCTTTGTGGAGAGGCAGGGGAGGTTGCTGAAAAAGCAAAGAAGCAATTCCGTGACAACGCCAAGGTCACCTCCGAGGAAATTCAACGAGAGCTTGGAGACGTACTTTTCTACGTAGCTGCCTTGTCAAACCTGTACGGGTCAAACTTGGAAGTTGTTGCTAAGATGAACCTAGACAAGCTGAACGACCGCCAGAGCCGGGGCGTCTTAAAAGGATCAGGAGATAATCGGTGACTTGGTTCTGGAGATACATCAACTACCTAGCTACTTGGCGGGAACACCGTAAGGCTATTAAGCAGTTGAATAAGCTGACCGACCGGGAGCTTAACGACATGGGAATTAGTCGCGCTGACATTGACCGTCTCGTGTGGCTCGGTGAAGATAAAGACGCTCGTGGAAGAGGGAACTAAATGACTAACAACCTATTGCCTACAGACTACCAGTCCTTCATCGCCCTCAGTCGCTATGCCAAATGGCTTGAGGATCGGGGACGCCGTGAGACCTTCGCTGAGACTGTTGGGCGCTACATCGGCAACACCGTACATACTAAGGTAGACCACGACACCGAGATGGAGCTTGAACAATCCATCCTGAACCTTGAGGTTATGCCCTCTATGCGTTCCTTGATGACAGCAGGGGCAGCAGCTAACCGTGACAACACCTGCATGTACAACTGTTCGTACCTGCCAGTAGACGACCCTAAGTCTTTCGATGAGGCTATGTTCATCTTGCTGTGTGGTACAGGCGTCGGCTTTTCAGTAGAGCGACAGTTTATCTCTAAGCTGCCAGACGTGCCAGATAATCTGTACAATAGCGATGACGTCATTGTGGTGGGCGACAGCAAGGAAGGGTGGGCTAAGGCATACCGCAAGGTCTTAGCTCTTCTGTGGGCCGGGGAGATCCCCAAGTTTGATGTGTCTAAGGTTCGACCCGCAGGGGCAAAGCTAAAGACTTTTGGTGGCAGAGCTTCAGGTCCAGCTCCTTTGGTGGACTTGTTCAACTTCACTGTCAACGTCTTCAAGAGTGCCGCAGGACGTAAGCTGTCGTCTATTGAGTGTCACGACATCATGTGCAAGATCGGTGAGATTGTTGTGGTAGGTGGCGTTCGTCGCTCTGCTATGATCTCTCTGTCGAACCTGTCAGATGATCGTATGCGTCATGCTAAGTCAGGACAGTGGTGGGAGAACCAAGGTCAACGTGCGCTGTCTAACAACAGTGTGTGCTACACAGAGAAGCCTGACATGGAGACGTTCCTGCGAGAGTGGACGGCACTGGTAGAGAGCAAGTCTGGTGAGCGAGGGGTGTTTAACCGACAGGCCAGCAAGAAGCAGGCGGACAAGAATGGTCGTCGGGACAGCAACTACGAGTTCGGGACAAACCCTTGCTCTGAGATCATCCTGCGGCCATATCAGTTCTGTAACCTGACCGAGGTGGTTGTTCGTGCTACAGACACTGTTGAAGACCTAGAACGCAAGGTTCGCCTTGCTACCATCCTAGGTACTATCCAGTCTACTTATACGCACTTCCCCTACCTGCGTAAGATCTGGAAGAAGAACACTGAGGAAGAGCGGTTGCTGGGCGTAAGCATGACAGGTATCATGGACAACCCGCTGACCACATCAGCTAACGAAGGATTGGAGAAGACCCTTGAGCATCTTAGAAATGTCGCTGTGGATACAAATGCTGAATGGGCTGTACGGCTTGGTGTGCCTGTTAGTGCTGCTATCACTTGTGTTAAGCCTTCTGGGACGGTGTCCCAACTTGTGGACTCTGCGTCAGGTATCCATACTCGCCACAGTCCTTATTATGTTCGAACTGTACGAGGTGATAACAAAGATCCTCTGACGCAGTTTATGAAGGACAAGGGTATTCCTAGCGAGCCTTGTGTGATGAAGCCAGATACCACTACGGTGTTTAGCTTCCCACAGAAGGCTCCATCAGGAGCAGTGGTGCGAGACGATGTGTCGGCCCTAGAACAGCTAGAGACTTGGCTGCTGTACCAGAGGCACTGGTGCGAACATAAGCCTTCTGTGACTGTGTCCGTCAAGGAGAACGAGTGGATGGAGGTAGGAGCGTTTGTCTATGAGCATTTTGATGAGATGTCAGGGGTGTCTTTCCTACCTCACGATGGTGGGACATACCAACAGGCACCCTATCAGGAGTGCGACAAATCAGACTACGACATGTTGCAAGGTGTCATGCCTAAGTCCGTTGACTGGTCTGAGCTGTCTAAGTATGAGCAGGAGGACAATACTGTGAGTATGCAGACTATGGCTTGTTCAGGCGATAGCTGTGAGATCGTTGACCTGACTTAACATCACAACAAGGCGACCCTGTGTTATCTCGTGGGGTCGCCT